ATATTGTGTTTAGAGTCCAACTGGTGTTGTGTTTTAACCAATGGGTTATTAACTGTCTAGCTAGGACTAATTCTCTTTTGCGAGAAGAAGACATTATTATTTCCCACTTAAGTTTAAAGAAGAAAGCAGCTAACTTTCTTAAATTTTCTAGTTGTTCTTCTTCTTGAATTTGAAGCTTAGGCAAATCTAAACTAATGTTCTCGTCTAGCTCAAACTCAAGATAATTATCTGGTTGAAAATAAATAAAAGCAGAATGATCTGAAAAACAATTTGATATAAGAGAGTCGACTACTTCTTTTACTTCTGTGTAAGATTCCTTAATAGTAAGTTCGTTAAAGAGTTTTTGACTAATGCTTCTGATTAGTTTTTTTCTTTGGTGGTATGTTGACATGTTATTTAATAATATCTAGTATTGCTTGTTTGCCCATTTCTTTGTAAATATCTGAAGGATCCTTGGGTAAGTCCTTTGAATGGATAATACATTCTAATCCGTACATTTCTGCCATTTTCTTGCAGCCTATTTGTCCAGCTTCGTCGTTATCATACCAGAGTCTGATTCTTTTGAATCTATCTTTTAGTAGATTAAAAGCATTTTCGCTGATTGGTGTGTTTTCGCTTCTTACAGCTACAGCATTTATTCCACAGCCATATAGAGTCATACAGTCCTTACGACCTTTTGTAACAATTAATTCTTCACCTGTTGGAGGTAGTTGGTTCCAGCCTTCTAGTATTCCTCCAAAGAAGTTAGATCTAAATTTATTCTTCTTAGAAGCTAAAGGTCGATAAAGTTTAGTTTTACCTTTCTCGGTATAACGGTAACAAGGATCTATATCGTTTTTAATATACCAGAGTTTATCGTTTATCCAGGCTTTGTCTACTTTTCTAACTTCGTAAAATTCTAATATCTCAGGAGTAACTCCAAATTGTCCCCAATACTTAAAGTCAGTTGTCTTAAAATAAGTTACAGTTGTCTTTATATCGCTAGGAGTTACTTCAACAGGAGGCTTTTCCGCTAGTCTAAGACTGCGAAGTTCATCCATAGTCAAAGAGTTAAGCTGAAAGTCTGATTCTATCTTATAGAGGATGTCAGGAAACCCATAACCTGTTTTAAGCTGAGCTATGTCTAATGGACTAAAATAAACTTGTTCTGTTGCGTAATCTACGAAATATAAATTTCCTTTGCTAGTCCACTTATAAAAACAAGAAGCATTCCTATCATCTCTGAAAGGATTTACATAACGTTTACCTATTACTACTGGGTAACAATAAGTATTCATTATGGCTTCTTGCCCTACTAAGTCGTAGATACGTTGAACAGTAGTAAAGGTTTCTATTTCGTGAATGTTCATTTTACACTTTTTAAGGTTTTTACTTTACACTTTTAGAGCTTTCCGTATTCTTCGTTGTAGTATTTATCAGAATCAACATTCTCATGTCCTTTAAGAGTGTCAATTACTCCGTTAATGTAATCAAACATTATCTGCTCCTTTTCCATTTGTTTGGCTTTTTTAAACATATCAAAATCATTTTGATTAAAGATATATGTTTTTTGCATTTCATTTTCTAACCATTCTACTGCCGTTTGTTTCATCTTATTCTGATTTAAAGGTTTGCTTGTAATAATCTTCTGCATCTTCACCTGAACACGGATATAAGTCTGCTTTATAAGCATCCATTATTTGCTCCTTCTCCATTTCTTTGGCTTGTTCTTGGATATGAACTGGTATCCATCCTACATTTTTATGTATTTCTTCTACTAACCATTCTACTGCTGTCTGTTTATTGTTACTCATTTTTACAATTTTATTTTGATTATTTTACCACATTCTTGACAAATCAAGGTTTGTCTTATTGAGGTAGGTCTTGTTGAATGTTGTCCATAATATCCCTTTACTTCTTTATGAACTTCCCATTTGTGTTTGCACAACCATTTTTCTATTAGTTTTTTAAACATTTTATTTAGTTTTTACAAATATAAAAGAAAGAGGGGGATTTCTCCCCCACTCTCTACACTATGAAAAATACACCTTAGAACAATCCGCCAGTAGAACTGGAGCTGCTTGAAGGTGTATAATCTGGTTCATCATCAATAAAAGGATTTCCGTCGTCAACAAACTCCTTCAAGAGAAAAGAGTCGCCATAGAAATCTTTACATCCATATTCTCCTGTGAATTTCTTTTTTACATAATCAGTAATAGGAGAGTTCAAGTGAAGAATTCCTTTAGTGAATACAGATTGGAACTTACCATCTCTGATAGTCAAAGGAATTTTAATACCGGAACCTTTAGAATTAAAAGCCTCAAAGAATTCACGAAGTTCGCTTACGTTACCTTTAGTAATTGCTTTCCAATTATCTAGTACAAAAGGTTTTTCTTTTGGCCTAGCGTTAGCATAAGCTTTTAATAAGTCATAAACATCCTCTTCGCCTGTTTTTGCTTCACGAATAGACTTAGTATCTAAACGATACATAGGATCTTTAGCTTGTTGGTCTTGACTCAAAGCAGCCAAATCAACAGCCCAAGCGGTTTTAGTAAAATTGTCAATATACTGAGTCTTTCCGCTATTTTTACCTACTACGGTTTCGTCGTTTACCCAAAGACTAAACTTACCTAGAAGCTCAGTTTCACAGCTTGGGTGATTTTTGTACCAGAAGTCAAGACGCATCTTTCCTTCTGTCTTATCATACTCAGGATTTTTAATCTTTTCAATATCTGTGTTAAAAAGACTAGCCAATCCTTTTTCGTTAGGATTAACTGATACGATTTGTACAGGAGCATAACCTGTGTAAAGTTTCTTTTCAAAGCCTTGTGCGCTTTCTTCTACGTCATTTACATTAATTGCCATGATTTTTTGTTTGTTAGTTTGTTAGTTTTTTAGTTTGAATAAATTAAGTTGTAATCTTTATTTGAATAAAGTTCTTCTGTTGGTTGTCCGTCGTTTTCTTCCTTACTCATAAGTTCAGTAGTCTCAAAAATAGGTTCCCAAGAATACTCACTTACTTTTCCGTTTTCTACTAATTCTATAGCTAGTTTTTTAGCTTCTTCGTAATTTTCTGCTTCTACTTCAAAGTTAGTTCTGTTCCAACTTGTTACTTTTTGGTCAAAAAAGAATTGAAATTTTTCCATTAAGAGTAATATTCGTCAATTTTGTCTGATACATGCTTCAAGTCGTTAGGGATTTGAACTTCTTCAAACATTCCCATTGGAGATTTAGCTGGACGCTTCTTAAAGCGATTAGTCAAGAAGAAATATTCTGAACCGCTTTTGCCTTCATCTACATAAGTATAAAGACAAATAGTAAAGAGTCCTTCGAGATTAATGTTATTATCTAACATCTTGCCGATAGTTTTCATTTTGTAGCTTACAATCTCTCCTCCATCTTCTACAGGCTCAGAGTGACCAAGACAAAATACTTTTAAGTCTTTTCTTAATCCTCTAGCGTTAGATAGAATACTGAACATATTCTGACCGATTTGAGAGAATTTAGTATAGCCTATCTCAGAAGCTCTCTTCATAAATTCAAACCCCATTACATACTGAATATCGTCAATTACGATATTTTTAATGTGGGTTCCTTTCTCGCTGATATTCTTAAGAGTTTCAACGATTTCTTTTGAAGTAGAGATTTCTACATAGTTCTTGTTCTCTAGATTGTACATTTTAGAAGCTCCTTTGAAAGGAAGTTCTTTTCCTGCTACACCAATGATTAGAGTTTCTTTAGGATCTAGTGTCCTAATGCTTGTTGATTTACCTTCGCCTGAAGGTCCAATGATACCTACTAGTAGTGCCATATCTGATTTATTTAGTTTAGTTGTTTTCTTTCTATGGTAGTCCAGCCAAAAAATGTAGCAAACTGTTGAGCTACTCTTTTGCAAGCTTCTTTGTTTTTAGAAGTTATTTGCATTAGTTCTTTTCTAGCCGGTAAGCTGTTATAAAGATAATCAGTTAACCAATCTACAAACTCTTGTTCTTGTTTTTCAGTCCAAGTATAGTTAAGATACCAATCGTCTTGTTTAACGTATTCGTCTGAGTACTCTATGCCAGTTTCCTCAAACATTTTCTGTAAGATTATCCGTAAATGTTCCTTAATTGGCGTTTTTCTCATAATACAAAGATAAAGAAAGTGTATTAACTTTCCAAGTTATATTGTTCATTTTTACTTTTGTTTACATAATATTCATAGTTATTCTTTGTTCCTCCCATACTTTGAGCTTTCGGCAATTCTTCAAAATGAGGAACACCTCTAGCAAAGTATAGTCCTAGTCTACCTGATAACCCCGATAGACGGTCTTTTAAAAATCTAATACTGCGATAATTGTCTTGTAAAAAGTTGATGTCGTAACCCTGATGTATTTCTATGTCGTATCTAAATGGTGCAAAAATACCTATCACTACATCGGCTGAACGCTGAGTAGTTTTACAATCTGCTAAGTCAGCTAGACTAGGTTCTAGTTTAGACTCTACTAA